TCAACTTCAATGTTTCTATTAAAAGTTACTAATTGAGGTAACGAATCCAAATTCGTAGATGACTTGAATTTACTGTTATTCACTTGATCCTCGGTCGTTAAACCCATACGAATTAAATCTTGAGGCGTTAACGAAAATTCACCAATATCCGATAAATCAAGATCAACAAATAAGGTTTGTTGACCAACAGGAACTCCAAACAACATAAAGTCACCACTATCATTGGTGGTTGTCGTATATTTATAATACTTGTCAAAAACCTCAATTAAATAAGGTTCCAACAAAATATCACTTTTCTCAAAAAATGTTCCAGTTGGTGTATGATTGGAATGTTGTTGTGTATATGGTAATAGATTATATCTATACCCTTCATCATTAACGTCCGATAACGTCTTATAAGGATACAACTCGGAAATAATTGGATTTAACGCATCTTCTTCCGTCAATGGAATAAATATGGATACTTTAGTATTTGGTATACCAAAACCATTGTTAACACTAACCCTACCAACAACAACCCCATAATCGGAACATTGTCTGGTGTATACTTCGCTCTGTAATAATTTTAAGGATAAAATTTCAAGATAATCAAAATCTTGTTCTATATTTACTTTAATTGATGTATCTTTACCTACTGTGGTTCTAATTCTATACGAATTTGACATAATTTACCTTTTTTAATAAATAGCAATCTTGCTATTTTTAATAGTAAGGTATAATTCACCAAAATAAATTATCAATTAAAACTAACCGTAGATAAATTCTTAACACGAATATTAATATCCTTATTCGGATACTTTATCTGGTATATCTGGGTTGGTTCCGCAAAAATTGTATCATCAATCAATTCAATTTCTTTAGTTTCATTATCAACATATCGTTGTGAAGTTTGAGAAGAAGAATATTGTCCCCCAACTTTATTAAACACCTTAATATCGGAAATACTAATAACCCCGTTTTGATTTTGAATATCCCTCCTTAAGTCCGAAATAAATACATTTTGACCCATCTGACGATTTGTGGAATCAAAATACGTTGAAATTAAACCAATGATTTGGGATATAACAATCCCCTGGTTTTGACTATTATCCAACACAACATCAATATTAATACCCAAATTAATAACATTTGCCGATTCAACAGATATATAATCATTCATCATACGATAATTCGATAAATAATTGCTAATATTGTTCATCAATGTATTGGATATGGATTCCGTTAAATTCCCGGATTCATCATATGACAATAACTTAATCTTAATTTTATTATTTTCTTCCGTTATTGAAACCTTCGCCGGAGCACCAAATTGGGATGGCATTGTTCTTAATATCGAATCATAATCATTGATTGTAACCGCTCTATTTTGTGCAGAAAAATTAAATCCAACCAAATTCCTAACCTCCTCCATTGTAGGAGCACCAGCACCACCAATGGCCGCTGTTACGTTATTACAACTCAATGAATTTATAACCGTATTGTTAATATTCTCCGATGGTCCGTTCACAAAAAAAGATACAGTACCCACTTGTGTTATCACATTAACACCAACATTACTAGGTGTTCCACCACCAACTCTATATTGAATAAACAACGTGGAATTAGGTTTCAACACACTACCCAAGGCAAAATTATTGGAATATTTATTCAAGTCCAACTTAAACCCATTACGAGCAAACTCCCTTAATTGTTCATCGGCCGATTGACTACCACCACCAAAAGTCATCTTCATAAAACCTTGTGGGGTAAATTCAGTAATAAACTTATTATTAGTAGAAATATATTTACCAACCTTAATACCAGGTTTGTCTGACACCTTCGTAGGATCTTCAACAAACACCCGATCCTCAGCCAACGCTTTTACTTCATACCAACGATTGTCAGCACCCAAAAACTCCTGTGCCGAAGGTACATTACTATATTGCGTACCATCCTTCAACAATACACTGGTGATACCCAAAACATTTTGTTCAGGCAAAAACATTTCAAAAAATGGACGAACATCCGATGGATTAATAACCCGCTTAAACACCTTCGTCGATCCATTAACCACCGTTTCCCTCTTGGTAATAGTATAATTAATCAATGTACCATTAGCGTCAAAATTGGGAACTTTTAACCTATTTGGAAACCCTTCCGCATTTAATGGCGATGAAAAATCAATATCATTAACATTCTCAAAAACTTGTCCAGCACCCAATACTTGTGATCCACGTCGCAATATACCACAATATCTTAAGTCCTCCTTATCCCCAAACGCGGGAACGGTAATAGAAAAATCAACCAACGCAACAGATGGTCTCTGCCCCGGAATCTTAAGGCCATAAGTCCTTGCAATATTATAAATGGATGATGGTTGTTGTGCATATTGTAACACAGTTTCTTGAATACTACGATCAATATTAAATTGTAAATTATCCGCAACCGCAGCATTTAAATCCAATAAAACCGAAAATATGGACGCGTCATTGAAGTTATCCAATAATTCAGGATAATACGTCCTAGTGAAATTTATTAACTCAGCCCTTATAGATTGAAAATCCCTGGTTGTATATGATATCTTCTTGTTTGTCATTATAATTAAATATTTAATATGATAAAATCACTCGCGTTAAACGCACCCTCGTTGATAATGTAGTCAATCCTAACCCTAGCAGTATGTTCCATCTGACCAAAACCAGATACATTAACCTCACGGTCTTGTTCACCATTAACATAATTACCATCCCCATCCTCAGCCGCCGGTTTAATAGATATGTTCGTTATAGTTATCCCCGGAATATACTCCCCAACAGAATCCCGAATTTCAGACTCAATATCCGAAAAGGTGGGGCCATCCATAGGTTCAAACAAATATTCATATAACCTCGTACCAAAATCGGGTAAATAATACCTACTCCCCTTCCTGGTCAAAATTAAATGAATTAAATTGGATCTTATTTCCTCGTTGTTATCCAACGATAAATCCAAATATTTCCCATCAACAGAATCCCGAAACGGAAAATTTATTCCAATAGTATAACCATACGCCATAACCATAAATATATAATTATAACGTTTTTTATAAAGATTAAAAAAAGGAAGTCAAGTTTTCCGAACATTAAACTTGTCATAACAACTTAATAAAAAAAACCCACCTTGTTTAGGGGTGGGTTAATTAGTTATTTCAATAAAAATCCTAGTTCATACACCAATGGACGTATACGATCCTCCAAATTCTTATACAACGTCCTAAACTCCTTGAAATCCTCCGAAAAATATTCCTTCCAAACCAATTTCAATTGAGAATAACCCGCATCCCAACAATGAAGATGATTCTGGTCGTTAGTCATCAACCTTCGCATATTAATCGACTTATCAACAAGTTCATTCGCTTTATCCAATACCAATCTAGCATCAACAGATAACTTGTCATACACCTTTTCATCACCATATAACTTCTTATAAACAAATCTGTTAACATCCGTCCTTGAATCATTATATAACTCGTCAAACCCATTGTCATCCCCCAGTTTCTTCATATGTTCAACAGATAACCAAAAGAATTCATTCTTTATATCCCACAACTTATCCTTATACCCAACTTGTCTTAATGATGATTGTTCAGATGAATTGTTGAATAATGAATAAACAATCGAATCATAACTAAATTGTTCATATTCCGGATGTTGTTCGTTGGGGGTTAAATATTCGTCCTTATCGTTAATCCAATCATTTTCCACCGATTTTCTAGCCATAAATAAGTTACAACACTTATTGAAATTCTGGGGGATAATAGATAAACCATGACCATTGGAAAAACACCCACTAAACAAACCAACGTTTTGTTGATTTTTAGACACGCCATTTGATGAATTATAAAAATACCCCAACGAACCATTAACGATATTACCCCAACCATCCGGTTTTACAACCATTGATGAACTTATTTGTGGTCCATCAAAAGTCTTTAACCCCTTAACCTCCAAGCGAACCCATTTACTCGCTTGTTGTTGTCCATCAACATTATATAAGTTTTTTTCACCAACATTCACAACCCCCACTCCATCATTAACATCCAATAATTCATGGTAAAATGTTTTTTTAATAGCATTAGGTTGATTATTGAAAACCGCAAAATTAACACCCCAACCTTTAGCTACATCCGAAAAATGGGAAGCGTTAAATAAAAATCCTTTAACATACCCAAATGAACTGAAAAACTTATCCCTAAATTCAAAATATGAATCACCAGTTAAATACAATGGTTTACAAAAAACCCCAATATGAATATTTCCACAAATCTTCTGTAATTC